TCGAATTCTTAAAAGATATTACATCGCAATGCTTAAAAAGCAATGGGCACAAAACTTGATGAAGTTTGCAAATGTGCCGTTACCGGGTGGTGCTCAATTGAATGCCCCGGCACTTATGCAGGACGCCCTGAGAGAAATACAGGAAATAGAAGACAGTATAACTAAGATGTATGAACCCATTCCAGACATGCAAATAGGCTAACATGGCAATAAACCCGTATCTAGGTGATGACACCGGAGCTCAAAACTTAGTTGAAGACATTACCATTGAGATAATCAAGGGTACGGGTCGTGACATTATCTATGTTCCCAGACAATACGTAAATTTAGACAGACTGTTTGGCGAAGATCTTGCTACAAACTTTACAAACTCTTACACCATTGAAGCCTACGTAGACACCTACAAAGGCTTCAATGGCACTGATATAGTCAATCAGTTTGGCATTGAGGTTAAAGATAAACTAGAAATTACAATGGCAAAGCGACGGTTTGAGGAGGAAGTGACGGCCAACGTTGCTTCTATAACCAGACCGCGCGAAGGCGATTTAATTTACTTTCCCCTGTCGGGAAGTTTATTTGAAATCAATTTCGTAGAGCACGAAAACCCATTTTATGCATTAGGTAAGCGTTATAGCTATTTCCTAACATGTGAGATGTTCAGTTACAGCATGGAAAAAATGAGCACAGGCAACACCGCCATAGATCAAATTTATACCAACTCTTCGCGCACATTCTACGACTTTGCTCTTACCAACCTTACTGGCGGCGGTACTTTCTATCCCGGCCAGTATGTTATACAAAGCGGAGGCAGTGGAGGGATGGGTCAAATCTGGACTTGGGGTGCAAGTGCATCCATTCTTACTGTGGATATTCTTGGCGGAACTTTCAGCACAGCATATTCAATATATGGAACCGGAGATACCGCCGGTAACTTTGCTGGAACAACAGCTACGATTCTTAGCATTGCAGCCAATGACAACAGATACATGGCGTTTGGTCCGTCCAAGACACTCAAGGGCAACAATGATGACATTGAACAAGAGCGTTTTGCCGACAATGTCGTTCCATTCGATCAGACCGATCCGTTCTCACAAGGAAACTACTAATGTTTACCACATATTATGGAGAATACACAAGAAAAGTAGTAGTTGGTTTTGGAACGTTGTTTAACAACATTTATGTAAACCACCCAGATGACGGTGTTGGTAAGAAGATTCGCGTTCCTTTGACGTATGCTCCAAAAGAAAAGTTTGTAAGAAGATTGTTAGAAGAGTCATCGATCAGTACCGACACAAAAGTCGGTATTAGACTGCCGCAATTGAGCTTCGCAATGAGTCAAATGGCAGTGGACCCATCACGGAGAAGAAATAAAGTCAATACTGACATTTATGATGTCTCTGGTTTCACAGGCAAGAAGATGATTGTAGAGACACCAATTAACTACAGTTTTAATCTTTTTATCTATACAAGACACATAACTGATACATTGCAGATTGCTGAGCAAATTATTCCATACTTTAATCCAGAATTTATTATTAAGATAAACTTTGGAGCCAATAGAGATGAAACGTCCATTCCACTAGTTATGTTGAACGGCATAAATATAAATGAACGCTACGATGGTGACTTCGGCGATAGAAGAATAAACATGTCCAGCATTGGGTTTATCGCCAAAGGTTATATGTTTGGTCCTGCTGGAACTGAAGAGTCGGTGAACCTTATTGAAGATTTTGATATAGATGTAGAAGCTTTATAAAATGGATGTAAATAAAAACCTCGCTACTTTTTTTAATATTGAAAACAATACAGAAAAAAGTCAAAACATAGAAGCTGTCGGCAACAGCGCAGCTAAAGAAGACTATGACGTTGCAAGAGAAAACTTGAAGCGTCTAATTGCAACTGGCTCACTGGGCTTAGAAGGTATCTTAAAGGTAGCTAGCGAGTCTGATAGCCCCAGAGCATACGAAGTATTAGCAACTACTCTGAAAACACTTGCAGATATCAATGTCAACTTAATGGATATTTCTGCAAAGCATGCACAAACCACCAAAGTTAGCGTAAACAATCAAACAAATAATTCTATCTTTGTGGGAACAACTAAAGATTTACAAGCTCTCTTGAAAAAAGAAAGCAAAATTATAGAAGGTGAAGTTGTCAATGGCAGAGAAAACCGGCTACCGAACAAATACCAATCTTAAAGCACCGGGTGTAAATCTTGCCTATACGCAAGAACAATTTGCTGATTATGTTAAATGTGCAAAAGATCCTTTGCACTTTGTAGAAAATCATGTAAAAATTGTCACACTCAATGAGGGTTTGGCTCCCTTTAAACCGTACGATTATCAACAAAATTTTATTCAGGCCATTCACGAAAATAGATTTGTCATTTCTAAGTTTCCTCGTCAGAGCGGAAAGTCTAGCTGTGTAATTGGATACATTGCACATTACATAACATTTCAACCAGACGTTAAGGTTGGCATCCTTGCAAATAAACAAAAGACGGCAACAGAACTGTTCAATCGTCTGCAAGTTGCCTATGAAAATTTACCACATTATTTGCAACAAGGCGTAATGGAGTGGAATAAAACCTCGTTGAAATTGGAAAATGGATCGTCTGTTATGTGTGCAGCAACGTCATCTTCTGCCATCCGTGGTGGTTCATTTAACTTTCTTTTGCTGGACGAGTTTGCATTCTTGCCTCAAAATATTGCAGAAGAGTTTTACGCATCGACCTATCCGACTATTTCATCTGGTACATCATCCAAGATTATCATAGTTTCTACTCCCCATGGATTAAACCACTATTATAACATTTGGGTCAACGCCAATCGTGAAGCTGGTCATCCATTAAAAAATAAATTTGTTCCAGTTGAGGTAAGCTGGCGAGAAGTTCCCCAATATCCAGGTGGTCCTCTAAGAGGCGAAGAGTTTAAAAAAGAAACTATCGCCAACACTAGCGCGGAACAGTTTAACCAAGAATTTGAGTGTTCGTTTATAGGATCATCTAATACTCTAATTTCTTCTTCAAAATTGAACATTTTGGCTCCAAACGACCCGATTCGGTCGCAGGAGGATGGTCTTAAAATTTTTGAAGAGCCGCATCCAGATGGAATATATTTCCTGTTGGCTGACGTTTCTAGGGGTCAGGGTGCAGACCATTCTGCGTTTATTGTGGTAGAAGGTAGCCAGTCTCCATATAAAATAGTTGCTTCTTACCAAAATAATACCATAAGCCCGTTTGTTTATCCTACTGTAATTAAAAATGCAGGTGAATTGTACAACAATGCTTATGCAATGATTGAAACCAATGACATTGGTGGTCAAGTTGCCAGCATCCTGTACAATGATTTGGGTTATGAAAATATACTAATGACCCAGACTAAAGGTGTAAAGGGGCAAGTTTTGTCACAAGGTTTTGCTTCCGGCAGATCTGAAATGGGTATTCGCACTACCATGCAGACTAAAAAAATTGGATGTGCCGTCCTGAAACGTTTAGTAGAAGAAGACAAAATTTATTTAAACGATGAACGTATTATTCGGGAACTCATGTCATTTGTTTCAAAAGGAAATACGTTTAGGGCAGAGGATAAACAGACCGACGATTTGGTAATGTGTTTGGTATTTTTTTCTTGGCTGACTAGGCAAGAATATTTTGCAGATTTAATAGAAACAGCAAAAAATAAATATTCTAAAAACGAGGGACAGGCAGCTGAGGACGACAACGTTCTTTTTATGGCGGGAAATACTGAAAAAGCATCTGATGATGTAACACCAGATGGGTGGTCTGACGGACAGGTTGTTTGGTATCCCTCATAAAAAATCTTATAAATACTAGCGAGGAATATTATGGGATTACCAACAGGACCAGGATCACTATCTTCAGTACCAAACAGCCCCTTTACGGATTTTATTGACACTCAGGCTCGTAATTTTGAGTCAGAAACACCACCAAGTGATGTTACAAAGGCACTAGTGGCTGCTTTATCTGCTGGATACTGGCAAAGCGCATCAGCAACTCCAGGAAATCAATTCCCAGGATTAACTGCATGTGGTCTTTATGGTCTTTTAAAGATAGTACAGGAGTCAAATCTGCCAGAAGTTGCAATATATAATTTAACCAGTACTGACTTTTCAAATAGAGATTATGAGTTTGCTCAAGAAACACAGGCATTTATTTTTAAAAATCCACAGGGATTTATTGGTTATTTGAATGCCATACACAATAACATAAATGCTATTATTAGAAACTATTTGCCACAAACTCCCGACTCACTGGGTTACGGAAGAACCGACGCAGCATATGCGCAAGATAGTCAAGCAACGGCAAATAATACAAATAGAAACAGATTTTTATTTTTAAGAGATATATTTTTACCGGGATCCTATACTGGAAACACTGGCGGTGTTTTGCCAGAAGATGAGCTCACAGGTGAGGTTGATTTTAAAGGCGGCGGCATAACTGGAGCATTTGTTGTCTATGACAATACAAACAGTCAATATACTCTAAGTCGAACTGGAATTGAATTTTATACAGTTTTAAATTATCTTTCTTATGGCGGTATAGCATGCGTTGGTGGTGATTATGCTGTGTTGGATAATAATATGACTACTCCGCTCCAACCAGGTGCAGATGTCATTATGACGTTGGACATGGCTTCATACCTTGATGCTCAAGGAATTACTACTGGAAATAATAGAGCTGTGTATGGAGCTCTTCCATACTCATATGCAAGCGGAAACACATATAACTTCTGCCATGGATCAAGTGCAGATTTCTTAAACAACAGCTATGCAAACGTTGTTAGACGTAATAATATATTCAACGCTTTGTTGGATACCGGAAATGCTTTCCGTGAAAATTTTGTAATCATTCACTCAGGCCTCTCCGGTTCCGATTTTAGTTTAGCACAGAACAGTACAACTGGAACTTACAGCGATGTAAATCGCTATCCAGGTTTGGATGGAAGGTCTTCACTATATCAAAATATTGAAAACGTTGCAGGTCTAACTGCTTATGTTCTAAATGGAGCAGCACTTAACAAGACCTTCTGTATTATGGGTCTAAAAACTAAGACAATTGCTACAAATAATTTTGGTCAAAATGGTACACTGCAAATCACCATTCCACTGATCAGTGACGTAGCAGGTGCAATGCACAGAGCAAAGGTTGCTGGAAACGTCTACATCGCCGCCACCGGATCAAATTTGGCATCGGTTCTCAATGTAGATACTATTACTCCAGCGGCTCCTAGTTCTTCTTGGCAGTATAGCGATACATTGAAGCGCAAGCGCATCAACTATTACCAATCGGGAGTTGGAAGTGGCTATTATCTGGCTTCAGATTACGTAGGCGTCACTGGCGGATATACTGCAAACAACAGAGTCGGTGTTCCAAGTTTGATTCAACAAGTAAAAACCATTGCAGAAGATGCTATTGCACAGTACGTAGATGCCGCAATAAGCAACACTGCAACATGGGCAGCTGCACGTACCAGCGTAATAAATGCACTCAGTAATGCTGGTTCTAATCTATTGAATGCTCTTGATACTACTGGTACCAGATCTTTTGATTCACCCGGAATTGTAGTTTGCGATTCAACAAATAACACTACTACCAGTGGAACTTTGCGAGTTGACATTAAAATTTATCCAAAGCAAACCTTTACGTCAAATCCCGGAACTGCAGTCAATGGCTTCCTCGTAACTGTCACAGCACAGGAGTAATGAATGAGTCAAACCATTTCAGACTTTAAAAATGGGTTTAACGGCGGCACTAGAGCCAATCGGTTTTCAATTAAATTCAATTGGCCAGCTGCTGTTCAAGCAGGTGATGTAAATTTGACATATCACGCAGTTGCTGCAAAGCTTCCCGAAGGAGAACTTGGAAGCATTTCTATTCCTTATAGAGGTCGCGTGGCACACTTTGCAGGCGACAGAGATTACAAGCCGTGGACTGTTACTATAATAGATGATACTGGAAACAACGAGTCTTGGTCACTGTTTCACAAGTGGTCAAATCTTTTAAATAGCCATGCAACTAATAAATCATTAGATCCAACATTTGCTGCAAATGGTAGCAACCTATTACTAAAAACAATTGAGGTAAATCAACTATCTCATTCTTTAGGAAATAGTACTACTAATACAGCAGGACACGGTGTTCTTAGAAAAATTACTTTAAATCATGCTTGGCCGTCTGAAGTAGGTCAAATTGGATTTGATATGGGCGAAGGTGGAAGTTTAGTATCATTTACCGTAACTTTTAGCTACGATTACTACGACCTAACAACTATACAAACTTAAGAAATAATTTAATATGGATTTATCAGACTTCAAGGATCAATTTAATGGTGGTACCAGACCAAATAGATTTTTGGTAACAGGTGCAGTTGGTGAGTATGGTGGTGCTGCAACTCCACATACTTTCCACGTTCGTTCAACATTTCTGCCACCTGTAACAAACATTACGTTAACTTTAAATGCTTACGGTAGAAAAGTAAATATTCCAGGAGATAGAGAATATTCTCCATGGCAAATGACCATATATGATGATATCAAAAATGGATCAACAACTGAAGCCAATCCTACACATTTATGGGATTTATTTACCAAATGGCAAAATGAAATTAATAGCCACAACTCCAATCAACCAGATAGCGGTGGAGCTCCCGGTCCTGCTCCATTTTTGCAATATAAACAAAATTGGACAATTCAGCATTTAAATTTAAATGGTAATTCGACTCCACTAAAAACATTTGAACTGAGAGGGTGTTGGCCCAAAACCGTCAGCGATATCGATCTAAACATGACTCGTCGTAATTTTATGAATACTTTTTCAGTAATTATGCTTTACGATGAAATAAGAATTAATGATACGACTTTAGATACGACCGCTACCGGTCAAGACTTGCTGTCTTAATTGCATCTAAATATTGTGAAAGATCATCATGAACATCGAAGTATTTGGATTTGAATTTGGTAAAAAACGCTCTGCACAAGATGCAAGCGCATATGATGTTTTAAGTGGCCCAAAAAGATTAATTGCCAAAGAAGAATTTGATGGAACCGTCGCGGTTGAAGCTGGCGGTGTATTTGGCACTTACGTAGATTATTCGGCATCTTTAAAGGACGAAAATGCAAACATCGTCCAGTACCGGAACATGTCACTGTACCCGGAAGTTGATGCCGCAATAGATGAGATCGTAAACTCCTCCATAGTATGGGGTACAGATCGCAAGCCAGTAAAATTAGACTTGACTGATGTACCACTTTCTGACATGGTAAAACGCAAGATGCATCTCAGCTTTGAGCGCATTCTGAAGATGATGGATTTTAATTCAAAGGCATATGAAATCTATCGCCGATGGTATGTTGACAGCAAACTTTTTTACTATGTCATCATTGATGAAAAAAATCCAAAAGACGGAATTCAAGAACTAATTCCTCTTGATCCGTTAAAAATTAAAAAGATTCGAAATGTCCAAAAAGAACCAGCTAGCCTGAGCACTGGCATGGTAGCCCTGATTAAGAATATTGAAGAGTTTTATCTTTATTCGAATAC